GGTCCATGTCATCGTGTTCCTGAGCGATTCCTGCCACATGAACGGGAACTTCAGTGCCGCCGCATTGAGGCTTTCGGCATATTCGCCCACCTTGTATATGTCCTGTGTCACTGTCGGCGCCTCGGGTGTTGACGCGCCCACGCCGTGCGACCGCTTGAAATCCTCGTACATCTTCACATATTTTTCGAGGTCAACCAGTTCCGGATTCAGCGCGGAAAGCGCCTTCTTTCCGAGCTTGCCCGCGATGCTGAACTCGTACCCGAAATCCTTCGCTGCCTTTACCGCGTAGTCCAGGACGAGTTTGCTTCTGTAGCCGAACTCTTGCCATACTGCGGGCCATATGTCTTTCATCTGCAAGGCCGGTTCTTCCGTGATCGGCGTCCAGTCGACCGTGCCGATCTCAACCCCCATTTTCTTGAGCGCCCACCGGAACGGCGTCAGTATCATGTTGGTGATTTCGATTACCTTCGGCCCCAGCCAGTTCAGGAACATCACGAACACTTCCTTGAGCTGGCTGAAAAGCACCGAAATGGGGGAAAGCAGGATGAGGCCGATGGTCTCGGCCACGATCTCTATGAAACCGCCCAGCGCCGCCGTCATCCGCAGTCCGAACTGGATCACCGCGTAAAACGCCTGATCGAGCGCCGCGCCGAATGTCACCGCGAACTGCTTGAAAATATCCCAGTTCGTGAAGAGGTTGTAAAACGCCGTCTTCACATCGTTCACGAACATGGTCACCATCTGTATAATGAACTGGAATATCCCCGCGATGCCGCCCATCTGCTCGGCCCACCCGGCGATGCCGTTCACCATCGGTATGAGGCTGTCCTTGATGAACGTCTTCATGTTGTTCGAAAGGCTGCCGTCCCCGCTGCCGGTCATGAGCGCGATGGACACCATCTGAATGCTTGATTTTATCAGCCTGAACGCGCCGGAAAGATTGTCCAGCCGTGTGTCCGCCATCTCTTTCGCGACGCCGTTCGCCTTTATGAGTTCGTTCGTGAAGCCGCCCATCTTGTCCGCGCCCTCTCCGATGAGCGCCACGAATCCGGATATCGATTCCAGGCCGAAAATCGTGGTGAGTTTCCCCATGTAATCGACATTTTTCAGCATCTTGGGATTGATCTGGCTGATGATCTGGTCGAGGGGAAGCATACTCCCGGTCGCATCCTTGATGTTCATGTTCAGCGCGTCCATAGCCTTCAGCATCTCATCGGTGGGCTTGAGCAGCCGGAGCAGCCCGCGGAATGTGGTTCCCGCCATTTCCCCCTTGATCAGCGAGTTGGACATGAGGCTGAGCGCGGCGACCGTCTGTTCGATGGAATACCCGAGCGCGGACGCAACCGGAGCGGCGTATTTGAACGCCTGTCCGAGTTCGCCCACGCTTGTATTGGTTGCCGATGCTCCCAGCGCCAGCACATCGGCGACATGCGAAAGGCCTGACGCCTGCAGCTTGAACGCGGCCATCGCGCCCGTTGCGATATCTGCCGCCTCGGCCACGCTGATGGAACCGGCCGCCGCGAGGTCGAGCACAGGGCCGATTGCGGCGATGTTGTTCGCCACGGACAATCCGGCTTGGGCAAGTATCTCCATGCCCTGCGCGGCCTCCGTGGCCGCAAAGGCCGTGTCCCTCCCAAGCTGTTTCGCCTTCGCGGTGAGGGCGGCCATCTCGGATACGGTAGCTTGGGAGACGGCTTTCACCGCGCTCATCTGCGCTTCGAAATCCATTCCCCACTTCACCGACATGGTGGAGAACGTCACGGCGGCGGCGATGGCTGCCACTTCCGCGCGTTTCAGCCAGACTGTTGCGGTCTCGCTGAAATTCTTCAGCATGTGAGACGCGTTGTCCTTCCCGTTTATGGTCACATTTACCGCGTAATCCTTCGCCATCGCCGCCTCTTATTGCCTTTTTCTTTCATCCGATTTTATCCGTTTCATCCCGGCCATCCGAGGTTCAGACTTTCTTTTATCCCCCTTCGTTCAAGGGGGATGTCCGAAGGACAGGGGGATAATCTTTCTTCTCCGCCTTTCCCATCTCCTCCCGGATCACCCGGAACGCCTCCATCGTCGCGTTGTCCTGGTCGAGCACCCCTCCGGGGGCGGGCAGGGGACCGGGAATGATCACCGGCCCCCCAAATCCGGGACTCACCGAGTGGCACATCATGAAGAGGCTCACCATCTCCCGCGACCAGCCGGTGATGACGCTCTCGGGACACTCCTTCAGGACGAGCGCCCCGAGCGCCGCCACCGGCGGGCCGCCTATCCGGTATGCTCCGCCGCAGTTCCGTACCCGCTTCCGTTCGTCGTCGCAGTCCCCGCAGTCCCAGCCTCCGCGCCGGAGCCACCGGACCGCGATCCGAAGTTTTTTACGTCGCCCTCGCTCAGGCGGGAGACATTGGTGATGGCGTCCTCGATCTCGCCGACGAGCGCCCCGAGGCCGGTCCCCAGCAGGTCCTCGGCGGTGGCGATGTCCTTCCCGCCGACCCGCAGGTTTCGCACGTTCCGGACATGGCCGCAGAAGGTTTCCTGACGGATATCCACGGCGTTGGTACGGATTCCGCCCGATGTATTCTTCGCGGTCACATTGCCGGACTTGCGCATCGATTCGCGCACCGTCATCGGCTTGATCTCCACGGTGATCGGATCGTCGCTCTCGCGATTGTCGTCAAATTCGGGGACGTACGTCACCCATCCTTCAGCCGCCGGATATTCTTTCATGCCTTTGCCCTTTCTTTTTCCGTGTCTTTCATCCTCTTTTATCCGCTTCATCCCGACCATCCGTGGTTCAGACCGTCTTTTCTCCCCCTCTTTGACTTGTCAGAGAGGGGGCCGGGGGGTGAGTTACTTGAACGTCACCGTGCACTCGTCCTCGCCGGTCGCCGTGCCCTTGCAGATCCCGCCGATCGTGATGGTCGCCTCGTCGCTCTCGGGGCGCTTGACCGAGGGGATGTCGAACTCCACCTGGTTGGCGTCGATCTGCACCATCCTGCCCGCGGTATCGCCGATGAGCAGGCGGATGTCCTGCGCCGTGAACCGCTTGGCGTCGTTGTACCACTTCACCGCGCCGCTCTCGAAGTACAGGTCCATGCTCACGCGCACTTCTCTGCGGTCCGGATACCGCAGCCCGCGGGGGAGGGCGAGGCCGAACTCGTCGTTCCGGAGCTTCGGCTTCTGGTCCACGTCGAACGTCGCGCCGGTGACGTATATCGTGGTGCCGCCGATGGTCACCGTTCCGGCCGTCACCACCATGACGTCCCCGGTGTAGGTCGGCGTGAGGGCGAAGGGGATCACCGCCGCGCCTTCCGCCTGGCTCGTCACGGTTGCGTTGAGGTCCAGCTCGTTGGTCCCGTAGTTGATCGCGTCGACCACGAAGCCGGTCGTATTGTCCTCGGTCCCGACCTTGATCTTCATCCCGATGCAGAACTGCCGGGCGTCCGTGACGATGATTTTGTCGGTGGCGCTCGCCGCGCTCGCCAGCACGTCGCTCCCGGAAAGGTAATGGTCGTACGCCTCGCCGCTGAAGCTCACCTTCGGCTCCTCGCCGCCTCCGAACTTGATGCTCATCTTGCCCGGCACCGCGCCGCACACAGCCTCCTGATGATGCCCGTCCTGGCAGAGGATGGAAAGCCCGATCCCCGGCTCCTTCGCCAGCGAATACACCACGTCGCTCGCCCCGTCGACCACCGTGCCGAAGAGCGCCTCGAAGAGGTCCGCGTCATCCGGGGCCGTCCCCGCCGTCCCTGAGGGCATCAGATACTTCTCGATACTCCATGTCGCCGACCTGCGCCCGGTCACCCGCGTCACCAGCGACCGCGAGGAGCTTTTGAGCGGGATGTCCTTCCGCTCGTGCTTGAAACCGAGATCGCAGGAGATCGCCTGGATGGCGTCCGCCGCCGCCGGATGCACGTAGGTCCCCAGCGTGGTCTCTTTCTTCACGAAAACAAATGCTTCGCGCCCGTATGCCTGGCTCATGACTTATTCCTCCCGCGTTGCGGTATCATCCGCCGCCGTCTGGTCGTTCGCGGCATTGTCCGCCGCCGTTTCGTTCGATTGTGCGTTCTTCCGGTTTTTGCCCTTCCGCACGGTTTCGCCGTCATCTTTGGGAAACAGGGAAGAAGGGGCTTTCGCCTTCACTTCCTCGAATTCACCGCCTCGGCAGAGTTCTCCCGCCACCGCTTCCTTCACTTCGCGTTCCTCTCCCGGTCCGAATTCCCCGACGCCCTCGACCCTGATCCGCGCCTTCCCGATGTACCGTATCTTCATGTTGTTCCCCTCGCCGTTCTTTTCCGTCTTTAAATCCGTAGGGGCGACCCGCGGGGTCGCCCTATTCGTATCTTCCGTCGCAATGATAGGTGATGCTCAACTCCATCTCGAATAGCCCCAGATCCCCGAACAAATTCGACTGGTCCAGTTGGTAGGTCTTGAACGTCATGGTGGAGAGTCCCCCGCGGGTCACATCCGCCATCACCGCGATGCTTACGTCCTTCATGAACCGGTTGATGGCCGTGCCCTCGTCGGCGTTCGGCCTGTCCATCACGCCGATGATGCCGACCCGCAGATCCCGCTTGTCCTGAAAGCCCGGCTTCGATTCGATCTTTTCGGGTTCGCCCGTGGCGACCACCAGCAGCCCCGGCTTCTCCTCGCCTTCGAACTCGGTCGGCACGAACGGAATACGGCGCACCTTCGCGACGGTCGTCCAATAGGGGTCAACCCCGTTGATCCCCTCCAGCGTCGTCACCAGGTTCGCCAGTATCAGTTCCCTCTTCGATTCCGTCCGCGCCATCCGCTTTTCCCTTTATCTTGCGTATTTCTTCGGCTTCTACTTTGTCACTCTGTCACTTTGTCACTCTGTCACTTCACCCCACCACGATCTGCACCTGCCGCCCGAATTTCGCCTCAATCTGCGTCTGCACGTCCTGGAATGATTTCAGCAGCCATTCCCGCTTCGGCATGTTCACATGCGTCGTCCGCACCCATTGCCCGTTGATCTGGAACACCAGGTATTTCGCCTTCTTCGGCCGGATGATCCCGCCGAACTCGTGTATCGCCGCGTACACCACCGGGCTTCCCACGCGCCCCGTCACCTGCGTTTCGTTCTGTTTCACGTCGCTCTTCACCGACCGCTGGAGGAAGTGGCTTCTCGGCTTCAGCGTCGCCCCGGACAGGTGATGCGTCTTCGCCCGCGTCTCCACGAGCGCGCAGGACTCCACCATCGCGCGGTGGATGCCCCCCGGCAGCTCGTACGCCATCCGCTTGATGTCGTTGACTACAGCGTCGCCGCCGCTGATGGTGATCTTCGGTTCGATCATCGTCTTTCTCGTCGTTTTAATAAGGTTCAGACATTTTCCCTTTGTGCCTTCTGCCTTTGTGCCTTTGTGCCTGCTTTTCACCGCCTCGCGTATCTTCGCTCCAGCTCCCGCATGATCCGCCTCTGGTCTTCCGGCCCGCGCTCGTAGGTCACGTTCCCGCCGCCCGGCGCGCTCTCGCCGCGCTTCGCCAGCGCCTTCCGCCCGTGGCCGGAGAGATAGTAATCCAGCGCCACGAGCTGTATCACCGCCTGATTGATGTCGCCCGGAATCGTCTCGCAGCCCCCGCGATAGGTGACCAGCACGCTCCCGTTCCCGCCGCCGAAACGCTTCGCGTATGCCATCCGCACCACGCCGCTCTCCTCGTCCAGCACGTAATCGGTTGACGCCAGCGCCCCGCCGTCTACCGTGAGGGAGGTGATCTCCGCCACCGGGGGATTCCGCAGGATCACCGCCAGCTTGCCGCCGTCGTGACGCTCGTCCTCGAACGTCCGGGCCGTGAGCCTGCGGTTCAGCCGCGACTCGACCGTATCAGACCACCGGTTGATGCTGCGCTGGAGAAAATCGTCATCGCCCGTCCCGTCGAGGTTGAGCCAGTCCTTCACCTCGTCCAGATCCGCGAGCGCATTGTCGGCGACATCGACCATGCCTTACTCTCCTGATATCCGGCCCTCGAACTTCCTGATGAGGCCGATGAGCTGCTTCTTAGTGGTGCCCGGCTTGAACGTGATGCCCTTCTTCGCGGCGACCTCGATAAGTTCCTTCTGCTTCAGGGCTTCGAGGTTTTCGTCTGTCTTGTCGGCTCCATTCTCGCCCGCGCTGTCCGCTCCGTCTTCATTGGGCCCTTGGGCGTCGGCGTCGGGCTGATCCGGCGCGTCGTACGCTTCCGCGATGCCTTTCAATATCCACCGGCTTGCGATACGGTCATCGACTTCGACCACCGCGCCCGCCGCGAGTGGTTGCTCGTTCCATCGCGTCGCTTTTTTCATCCGTATCTTCATGGCATGCCCTTCTTAATAATGCTCCCCCCCTTCATCGGAGAAGAGGGGGAGCGGGGGTGGTTACACCACCAGGTAGGCGTCCACCACGGTA